ACTTCTTTGACGGGAGGACCCATCAGATTAGCGCCGACCATGATTGACGGTTCGAGCCAAACTGCTGGATCAGTGGAGTGTGGAGTGAAGACGATTTCTAGTGAATCGTTTGGGGCTGAGTTCCACTCCAAGAGTCGTCTGTAATCCCAGTCATCGCTCACCAGGAGCGACCCGAAGCGGATTCCATATTGACCGAGACATTCCCAGCGATGGCGATCATGTTGTACGACAACTGATAGTTGGCGTAGTAGGTCCTGCCTCCGGGAATGAAAACACACTCGTCTGCATTTGGAGCGGCGACTCCACCGTCATTCACAAGACGAAGCCAAATCCCATTGGTATTGTCCATATTCATGATACGGACAGCACCATCTTTGAGAGTTGGAGCGAGATACTCCGCTGCTCCAGAGTTAAGAACTGAGTAGGTGCAAGCGCGTGCTGCCATTTAGAGATGCCTTTCTCTCAGGCGGTCTTGAATCGCCTTCACAGAAGGCTTCACAGAAGTGGCGGCTTTAGCTTTAGCAGCCCGTTCACTTGCTCCATTTGCGAGCGCATATTGAAGCATTCGCTGGAACTTCGCTTCGGAGTCTTGACTAAGCATATAGCATCACCCCATTGGCGGGGCTTCGCCCGACTGACCAGACTCTACCGGGGCTTGAGGAGACGGCGCAACACCGCCATTTGCAACTATGAGTTGGTAAATCCGACGCAACTCTAGTTCGATGGTCGGATCGATATAGTATTTCATCTCTGGTGGAATCTGTGGCGCTTCTCCGTTAAACGGATTTGGTTGCGCGGCCGGCTGCCCGGTATTCGGATCAATTCCTTGATGGATCAAGCTTTCTTGTTGCATTGCTGCTGGATCAACCATGGGCTGAATCCCGTTGAGGGTTGCCAGAACTTGGAGATGGGTGTAAGTATGGAAGTGATGTAGCATTTGCACTTCCTGAGGCAGAGTCTTGAACTCCTGTCGTTTCACTCCATCGTCGTGGCTCTGGATATGCTGAATGTGGTTGTAGAGAGGTAGGACCTCTACTTCCATGCCCTTAGAAAGTTGGACGTTCTCCCTTTCTGCTTGGGCGGTATCGATCTGCATTTCTTCGTACAGCTTGGCTGCATCGCCCATTGCTAGGTATTGCAAGCCCTTACCGACTGGGATGGCGCCCATCTTGATGAGTTCCATAATCATGGCTTGCTTAGCACTTCTCGACAATGGCGCACCAGAGCCGGGAACAATCTTGAAATTGACGCTACCATTTGTAGAAGCGGCACTAAACACCTGAGCCTCAAAAGCTGCATTACGTCCAACAACCGTGAAACTGCGTTCAGCAGTCCAATAAGTATTGACGTAATACAAGACGTGACGACCGACTCGCTCAAGAGCCATCTCCTTGTCACGACTAGCGAGGGCGATGATCTGGTCGCTCTCTTCTTGCAAGTACGCAATTGCTGTTGCGGCTTCTACACGACCTGGGGCGCCGCCCTTGGAAATCTCACTATTCTGAGACAATTCGTCCAGATCCATTGCAAGCATCTGAATGTCTTGCGCAACCGTTGCCGGCAACCCGGGCATCTGAACTGGATGAGGCTCTTGTGCAACAGGGGCATACTGAATTAGACGCCCTGGAGCGCCATCCAATGCTTTGGGATTGATGATCGATCCCTGCACTGCAACCCAAGGCGGATTGCTCATGAGGTTTCTGTTCTCGATCATTTGCGACCGGGCACGATTGTACTCCTGTTGGAGACTAATCATGTCCGTAACCGGGCTATCGCCGTAGAACTTCCCTGAAGGGTAGTGAATCCTTCTCGTTATGGGATACTCTTGCCCATTGATGAAAGGCGAAGTGATCTTGATGGGATTGCCGGCCTCATCAGTAGCGGGCTCTCCAAGTTCGTCTTTAGGCTCTTCACCCTTCCCCGGAATGATCTGGAGAATAGTGTCATTCGCCCAACAGATCAGAATCCCGTCTGGAAAACGTCCGTTAGGTCCTTGAGGCTTGATGTACATCTCGTAGTAAATAACTGCGTCCTTAGCAGTATTACTGTTGATGCCCACAGAATGTAGGAACTTGTCATTAAGGACTGAGCCAGAGCCACCAGAAACAGTAGCTTCCAGTACCACGCCATAGATGTTCTTGATCTCTTCGACGCCCTTGGAACAGACATGTGCAACCCACGGCTGCTTCTCAAGATCTTGAACCTCTAGGTCAGGGACGAATACATGGAAGGGGGACATGGAATCAATTTCGATACGTCCGGGTTGCCCTGTGGCGTCCGGAGTGTCGTTGTTCCAATAGTCCTTCACGAATCCTGTTCCACACATTACAGTCCAGAAATCGACCTGCTGCATGACGGAATCGAGTTCAACCTGCTCGGTTGTAACCCATTCGTGAATCTTCTCTGCTGCACGACTTCCGGCGATATCGTCATCATCACTGGTTGAAGGCTGAACGAAAGAGCGGGGACGTTCTTGATTGAGCTTCGAAATCGTCCGAAGCATCCGGGTCCGAATCTTATTGCTGGTTAGTCTCGCATTGTGCTTCCGCTTAGGAGGCTCATGCAGTCGAGCGAAGTCGAAGTTGCTGGAGTTTCCAGTCCACTCGATCCACTGACGTCCTGCGAAGAATGCGAGATTGATGTACCATTGCCGCTCGAAAGGGATTCGGTCATTCTTGGCTTTGGCGACTTGGCGCTTGCACCAATCAAGAGCATCCGAAGGCAGCTGAAATTGTTCATACGTCTCTACTTGGCCAGTGTCCGCATTGGACTCTTCGGTCATTGTCATTCAATAACTCCCTCTGGGAGTGTAGGATCGGCCAAACCAAGCTTGGCCCAATCTTCTGCATCGCCTACTGCTAGGTAGTCGAAGATTTCACCATCCCCCTCCAAAGGTTCGTCGGGTTCAGGCATCAAGTACGTCGAAGTTGGAAGCGACGCTACTCCCCAGTTTGTGCTTGCGAGGCGGTTGAGTAGTTCCGTCCTCTCGCTCTTCGTTGCTTCCAGCAATTGATTCATTGTCTCGTTCTGAATCTCGATCAGTTTGATCTGTCGGGATTCGGCCCTGTCGAACACGGAGGTCAAACTCTTTGTTGAGTACCTCAGCACAACGAGCAAAGTGATTATCAAGACCGTGGACATAGTCAGCGAGACGATCAACGCTAGTATCATGCTGTTCCTTCAGTTCTTGGACGGCTTGAGACAAACTGCCTACAGCGCTTAGCGCTGCTTCAGTTATGAGTGGGCGGGCCATAGCATCAAGGTTGAATGCAGCGTTTAGGCCCTGAACGCAACGATAGCAGATAGCGCACTGTCCGTAGCCATCAATCGTATGGCCCGTATCTACAAATCCGACTGCATCAGTTCCTTTCCCACATAGCATACATGACCCGGGAAGAAACTGGACTGTCTTTACGAAAGTGAAGCGCGACATTCAAACTCCCTGTTTGTGTCTAGAATTAGGGCGGAAAACCGGAACCTTAAGTGGTGATTTCTACAGGAGAGGATAGGGTGGGAAGTAGACGACTCAACTCTTTGGAGGGATCTAGTAGTATGAGCCGAGTGGCGAGCCCTCACTGTCTGCCATTGTTTCTTCCCAGCCTTCGGCTGTAATGAGACCGCTTTGTGGAATGGCTTTCGGGCCGAGATGTAGACGGAAGGCTTCTTCCGGTGGATTAGTACCCCAGTCGAACCATGCTGTAACGAGGTACCGCAATGCGTCTACTGCGTGGTCGTCCTTCTTTACTGGCTCTTCCTTCTTGTTTCTAGTCGCCTCCATTTTCTTCAGCGAATAGCTGGCCCAGCGATACTTCCGGATCTCAGAGATCAAGTTCTTGCAATGACTACCAATGTAGAGACGCGGTAGATCTTTCGGGTTAGACCCGAAAAGGGTCGAGACGCGGTCGATGCCGACCTTGACGTCATTATTGCCTAGACAGAGAAAGACGCCGCCTTTACTGTATTCGTACTGTACGGACGTCCCTGTTTGTGGCCCCGCTTGTTTGATTGCTGGATCACCGACTCGATAGAGTGGCTGTCCATAAAGGCGGGAGCGCTGGATTATGTAAGGGACGTGCTGACTGACGGTCCTGCCGGATTCGTAGTATTCGTCAATGATGTAGATACAGTTCTCGATTGGGTCAATGACGGCCCAAAGCCATGCTGTTGGTACTCTCCAGCCCGAATCCATCCCTTCCATACGAACCCATTCCCTAGGGGGCTGGAAGTTCGTCATGTCTAGAATGTTGCGATCACTGAAGTGGGGGTAGATCTTTCCGCCTAGAGCTTCGAACATACCCCGTGTTCTAGCTCTTTTCTTGTCTTCGTCTAGATTAATGAAGAGGGCGTCTATCTCGTCAGGGCTTATGTGCGGGTTCTCGTATGAGTCGACCTGGATGAACTTGACGTTCTTGTTTGCTGGATTACCCTCCACCTCAATCTCATTGTATAGTTGGAAGATCCATTCTAGACCCTCGACGGGGGTCATTGTGATCCGCCAAGTACCTCCGGTGTCAATGAGTCGGGTTATGTCTTCGTTAAAGACGCCTTCGGGTGGCTCTTCGTCAAACCAGACCGCGTGTCTGGAAGTACCGGCGTGCTTCTCGACGTCTTGTTCGTAGGTCAAGAGTTCTATAAATGATTCATTGCTAAGCGTTAGGGTGAAGTGTGTTTTGTCCCAACTGTCTTCCCAAGAGCCGTTGATTAGGGAACTTGGCGGCACCCATCGGTGGAGTTCGGGAAGTATGATCTTCTCGATTCCTTGTTTGAGATCGACTGTACAAATT